CTACGTGCCGCATAAAAGCGAATCCGACCCGCGCTGGTGGCGGTATGCAATGCCTGGCGGCCGGGCGCCGCGCGTGCCCTTTGCGGTCTGATTTGTACATTATTTGAACGGGAGGTAGTGTCATGGAGCCTATGAAACTTGTGCCGTCGCCCTCTATCCGGTATGTCACGCTGAAAAAGTTTTCGGAATTCTCCGGCTACTCGGTCGGCGCGCTCCGCATGAAGATTAGCCGGGGCGAATTGGTGCAGAACAAGCATTTCCGCCTGGCCCCGGATGGGCGGGTACTTATTGACCTTCAAGGATTTGAACAATGGGTAGAAAGCGCGAGCCGCAGAAGCCGGCGGGGATCGAATAACACCACGGCCGAATCCGCCTAGATTTCCGGTTCAACGGGGCGCGGTGCCGGGAGCCGCTGGACCTGGATTGGTCGCCGCGCAATGTCATCGTTGCTGAACGGCTGCGCGCGGAAATCTCCGAGAAAATCCGGCTTGGCACGTTCAACTATGCGGATTACTTCCCTGAATCGCCGCGCGCTAAAGCCCTCGGCTCGCGCCGGCGCAATCCGCCGTTTTCTGAGGTGGCCGATGATTACCTCGACTCGCTGGAAGTCGCGCACTCTACGAAGCGCGAATACAAAAAGGCGCTCAACTGCTATTGGACCCCTGTGCTCGGAACCGAGCCTATCAACTCTATTGGCTATGGCCGGCTGAAAGGCGTTGTAGCTGGCACGCCCTGGCCCTCGAACAAAACCCGCAACAATGCTTTGGTGTCGCTGCGCGGCGTGTTCGCCTACGCGGTGCGCGACAAGCTTATTACTGAGAATCCCGCGCTTGAAATTGAAAACCGGAAGCACCAAACGCGCGAGCCTGACCCGCTTACCCTTGCGGAAATCGACGCCTTTCTTTCCGCGTGCAAGGAAGAAACCGAACGCAATCTTTTCGAAGTGGCTTTCTTCTCCGGAATGCGTACTTCCGAACTAATCGGCCTTTGGTGGTCGGACGTTGATTGGCTCTCCGGCATTGCCCGGGTGCAACGCGCGTTCGTGCGCGGCAAGCTGAAGGCTACGAAAACCGAAAAGGCCCGTAACGTTGAACTTACCTCGCGTGCCCTCGCCGCGCTGAAGCGGCAACGCGCCTTTACTGAAGCCGCCGGCGCTGAAGTGTTCCGAAACCCGCGTACCGGCCAGCCTTGGCAGGGCGATCAAGACTTGCGGCGCCGATGGAAAGTCTACCTGCGCGGCGCCAAGCTGCGCGCGCGGGAGGCTTATCAAACTCGCCATACGTTCGCTACGCTCGCAATCATGGCCGGCGCCAATCCGGTGTGGGTGTCGCGGCAACTGGGCCACTCTGACCCTATGTTTACTTTCCGCGTGTATGCGCGCTGGATCGACGGCGCGGACAAGTCCCGGGAACTCGGCCGCTTGGACGCTGCAATCGCTGGCGACGGCTCTGCCTGCTCCGATTCCCCGGCCTCCGCCAAGCCCTAGGCCGCCCCGCCGCTAACGCCCGTCTACGGGGCTTATTTCGGCTCTGTGATTAATTCCGGATATTGCTCGGTTTGTGGGGGCCATTTGGGGGCCATCGTGCATTTTCGCCCCGTAACTTATTGATTCCTGCCCCTGGCTGGGGGCCATTTGGGGGCCAAATCGTTTTACTATGTGCGCCTCTGTTATTTTGGGTGCTCACGTAAGCCTTTGAATTGTATAGCTATGTGCGGCTCTGTGTGCGCTTTTGCGCCTTTTTGAAATGGTCGGGACGGCAGGATTTGAACCTGCGGGCCGCCACGCCTAAGCGGCTGTTTTTCCTGCGCTTGATGGCCTTCGGGCAAAAGTTCGGGGCCATTCCGGGGCCATTTTGTACTGCGGATCGCCCGAATTCTGCCGCCGGGCGGCACCTCCTACCCGCCTGCCGCAAAGGCCAAAAAACCCACTAGCGCCGCAATAATTAGCGCGGCTATTAGGTCGGCTTTGTTCCAGTCCCCGTCGTCTATAACCCGCGCAATCCAAGGCCGCCGCTTCATTTCGCTACGCCAAAATTCGGGCTGAACTTGTCCCAAGTTCTAAAACCGAAATAAGCCGCCGCCGGGCTTAGCATGACCACGGCTAGCGACCAATCTGCCCCCTGCCCATGGCCAAACGCCTGTATTAACTCCGTGGTGAATACATATATTGCGGTTCCGGCCCAGGACTGCCGCGCAATCTTTGGCCTAGTGCGGCGCACGTATTCGTCGCCGGCCGTGTCCCCCGTTCGGATCGTCTCCTGTTGTTCGTGGTGTTCGTGCTGCTTGTCGGCCAGTTCAAGCTCTAATAGTTTCCGGTGGTGCGCCCTTATGTCCGCCTCGTTCCGCTGGGCTATCTCCTCCAGTTTCACCAAGGTTTCCGGGTCCGCCTTTAATCGGGCTAGCGCCTTCGTCGGGTCGTCCGTGCCGGTGGCCTCTGTGACCATGCTGGCTACTGCCGCTATGCCCGCTGGAAGGTTCCCCGTTGCAACCGCGCCGGCGAGCCCTACTAGCCCCTTGCCGTTCTGCTTTAGCCAGCCGCCTACGTGGCCCCATGCTTCTGCCCAGTCCATGCCTTGCTCCTAGCCTATCGCCCCTTGCCGAACCGCCCATGCCGCCAACAGCAGCGCAAAAGCGCCTATTCCGCCGGCCACCCATTTCACAATGCCCTTCCGGTCGGCTACTAATTCGTCGTAGGACTTTTCTTTGGTTATGAACCTTTCCAACGCCTTGCGCTTTTCTTCGCCTAGCCGGCCTTCGCTAATGCTCAATTCCAACTTATCCATGCGCCGGTCGAACTCCTGCACATGCGCGTCCAGGCTCGCCCCTACGCCCCGCGCCGTCTTCGCGCCATCGTCGGCTATCTTGTGTACGCAGGTCATCTCCTGGCCTAGCTCGGCTAGCTGTGTCTTCATCCGGAGCAGCGTCGCGTCTTCGTCGCTGAACTTCTTTTCTATCTTATGGCCCAGGTTTTCTATGGCGACCTCCATCGAGCGCATCCTGGTTTCCTTCGCCTCTGCAAGCTGCTGCCGCAGGTGCGCGTTTTCTTCTTCTGTGGTCACGGCGCCGCCTCAAAGATGCCCGTCTGATTAGTCGTTCGTGAAATAGGTGCCGGAAAAAATCAAATAGTTCGCATTATTACCGGTAGCTGCATCGTTGTAGGAATTAGCTGAGCTGTCGCTTTCGCCGTCTGCCGCAGTAAATCGGCACGTCATTTTCTTGGCATCTGGGACTGTGGTAAGGAAATTCGGCGCCTCGCCCGCAAATCCGTTGTAGTAGCCAACTGGCACGACGTGGAACCCGCCCGCAATGGAACTATCCGCCGTGAATGGCAGGCCGCCTATCTGTAACGTGCCGGATGCCGACCCGACCGTGATTGAGTCAGTGCGGATCGCCCCGGTGATATGCACCGCCTTACCGATTTTCTGGTAGTAACCGGCCGTCTCCTCCGAATAGGTAACGTCGTCGAAATCCGTACCCGACGCGATATATGTCGGGGTCCATTCGCCCTCAACCGGAACCGCCGGGCTGCTAATGCGGTGGATCATTAGGCGGGAGTATGTTTGCTCCAATCCCCCGCCCGACTGCGTGTTCAGGTTCCCACCACTGGACTGCCTGATTTGTACGGAGACGGTAGCACCGGCTTCAAAATAACTCTCGAAGTAAACCATGTGTCCGTGTGTCGACGCGTTCGCGGCGTCTACCGTTCTGGTGTAAATGACTCCATCTATCACTATCAGGATGAAACGCTCACCTGTGGCATTAGCATCCCAACGGTTAAACGCGCTGATTGAGTAATAGCCAGGCTCTGGTATTACCGCCTCATCGCTGCCAAGCGACGCATAGTTGTCCGTGTCGTAAACGGCTGTGTCTAGTTCCATTGTGACAGTGGTTGAATCTGCAACCGTCTGGTCTGCGGTCTGGATTAGATGGCAACCACTAAAACCGCTGCCCGCGACGGCGGTTTCAATCTTGCTGATAGAAAACTGCGGCTCTGCGCCCGCCACCGTTGTATCAAGATCAAGGTTCGAGCCGGTATTTTGGTATGCCTCCAGCGTCACGTAGTCGCCTGCGTCCAGGTAGGCAACCGTGCAAACTTCCAAATGCCAGGAGGTAATATTGGCGTCGGCACGCCTGCCGTTTCTGGCAAGTCGCGTGCTTCCGTTCTTCATAATTTGCAGGTGCTGGGTGTGCGACGTCGCGGTATTGTCGTAATTGACATTGCCGATTATCAGGTAATAGCCGGGCTCCGGCGCCACGAATCGGTCCGGCGACGCTCCGTCATAAAATGCGTTGGAATCATAACTTTCGGTATCGAATATCACGGCGGTTGCGGTTGCGGTGGCTAGTGTTTGATTAGTGGAACGGTAGACACTCGCTCCCTTGAACCCCGGCGAACTCCCCGCACCGCCTCCGCCTCCGCCGCCTTCAAATATCGTGAAAGCCGAGCCGTTATGAACATAAAAAGTGTTTTCGTCGGCGACCCAAACTTTCCAGCCCTCTGCGGGCGTGTAGATATCCCATTCGTCTGCCGGGTCGTCCCAGTAGGCCACTTTGCCGTCGTGGCCGGACCAGTCCCCGGTTCCTCCGCTGGCAATAATGTAGGCGTCGCCGTCGCTCGGGCTGCCTGGTGGCGTGGCTAGATCGCGGTCCAGGACCGTCGCGTGGAAGCCTACTCGGCTGATCTTTTTCAAATTGGCGTCCATGCCGGTGTTCCAGCCGGACTCGCCAAATGCCCAACTGTGGTTAATTCCGCTGTTCGGGTCCGTCTTCGCGGCCATTGCCTTAGCTCCTGATTACCGTGAAATTGTGCATTTGCCAGCTTGTATGGCCGTCGCGCACCGCCTCTAGCTCTACGCGCACGCTGTCGTTTAGCGGGCTCTCTGCCGCCCATTCCCAGGACGTGCCTGTAATACCGCTTTCGGTGTGCGCTAGCGCGTCTAGTTCGTCGTAGAACCGAAGCGTGTACGTGGTGCCTGCCTCCGGCCCTACGTCGCCTTGCGTGGTGTCTACTATGTCGCCGTCCGTCTGCTGTACCCGGTCGCGGTGCGCCCAGGAAACCGTGATGGTGTCGGTCGGGCCAATGCTCGCCGGGTAGGCGCTGGCGTTGATCTTGAAATTGCCCGGCGGGTACGGGCGAATTGCCCGGCTGTCCATCGTCGCGCTGACTTCCGTGGCCGCCGAAATGTCCAGTTCCCCGGACCCCGTTACGGGCAGCAGCTTGCCGTTGATCGTCTCGCTGTCGGCGTAGGCTGTTTCATCAGTGGCGGCGAATTCATCCCAAAAATGGACGGCCGTACCTATGGCGTGCGTGGCTGGTACGGTATCGAGGCAGCCGCGCTTCGCGCTCAGCGTCGTACTGGTGACACTGACGACTTTTACAATCTCCTGCCCGATCTGCGCGTGCGTTCCAGCGGTCACAAGGTCGGTATCGACCGCCGCCTGTATCGTGATCGTTTCGTCGAGATAGCTGATCGCCACGGCCACTTCCGCGTAGAGCGAGAATTGCGCCGTCTCGGCCTCGTTGTAGCCTGCTCCCGCGTCCACATATAGCCGCGCGTTGATGGCGCCGTCGTTCGGGCGGTCGCCAGCGAGCAGCAGATAGCCTATTGTGTCGTCGGCTGTTAGCGCGTCATCCACGGCCGCCTGCCCCTGGCGCTGTACCAACTCGTAATAGGGCGCTTCCAGGGCTATCGGGTGCGGGCAGTTGTCTGGCTCGCTGACCGGGTCCGTCCACTCCGAGGGCTGGTCTACCGTCTCCAGCCCTACTGGCAAGGCAAAGGCATCCTGCACGCATTGCAGCCTTACCTTGTTCGTCTGCCCGTCGCCGAAGGCTATTTCCGTTACCCGCATGACCATGCTTTGAATGCCGTAGTCGGGCCAGGAAAGCTTGAACGGCTTACCTACGTTCAGCGCCGCCGCGTCGCGGTTCGCGTAGATCGTGCAGGAAACTAGCGGGTTTGAAAGCGCGTATAGATCGCGCCCTGCCACCCGCTCCGCGACTGCCCGGTTGGTAAATCCGGGGTATTCGTTTGTCGCGTTGATCGTCCCGCCCTGCATTTGCGCCAGCGCGGTGTCCTGCAAGGTCAGGCTGCCGGTTTTCTCGGTCTGCCAGTCCCAGTAGTTGATCGTTACCGAATTGACCAACTCGCCAACGGTCGGGCGCTTGTAGCCCTCTAGGCGTTCCACGTTGCTTTCATCCAGTTCGACCAGGCTTTCCGGGTCGTAGTCGTCGCGGATCAAATTCAGGACGAATTTGCCTGTTGAATTGTCCACGTAAAGCGTGGCGTCTATGTGCCGCAAGATATCCCGCACGAAGTCTTCTATGGGCGTCTCCCGGTCCCATAGCAGGGATATGCCCATCGCTTCATCGAACAGGGCATCTGACGCCTCCATGAAACTGGTGTCGTCTATATCGGCGTCGGCGTAGCCCATGCCCCAGTCGGGGTCTGTCAGGCACTCCCGGACAATATGCGCCGGGTTCAGGTCTACCTGCCCGTACAGCGCGCCTTTGATGATGTTCTCCATCGCCTCCGGGTCGCCGCCGTTTACTATCGGCACGCCGTCGTATGGCGTGTTATCGACGTAGGCGGTCCAGGTCGTTGTCGGGTGGTCGATGTTGATGGCGAAGCTGCGCACGTCCGTTAGTGCGTCCAATAAATCCTTCGCGCCTTGCGCGATCTCCTCCGAGGTTTCGGAGCTATTGTTCGTGCTGGGGCCGCCGTCCGTCGTAAAAATGATCGTGCGCTCGGCGTCGGTCGGGGCGCCGTCGAAAAAGCTTTCCGCGTCCAATAAAGCCGCCGGGAAATAGGTCCAGACTCCGCTGCCGTGCGTGTCCGGCAGGAACGCCTTTAGCGTGTCAATCTGCGACTGCGTGGTGATGTTTCGCTGTAGTGAACTGGTCCGGGAGTCCGGGTTGGTGCCCCAGCCCACGATCATGATGTCTAGCTGCTCGATGAGCCCTATCTGTTTCAGGCCCCATACGAAATCAAGTACGCCGTAAATGGCCTGCCGCTGGTTCTCGAAGCGCGTTTCCCCGTTGCTGACTATCGTCGTCATCGACCCGGAATGGTCGAGCGCTAAATAGATCGCTTTCGGTAGCGAATTAATATGCCCGATGGGCGCCTTCGCCTGGTACCACTGCGCTATGCCGTCCTGGCGCGTAAAAACCCGCTGCACGCGGAAGGCCCAGTTTTTGATGTAGGGGTTCATGCCTACGTAAACGCGCCGCAGAACCGCCGCCGCCACGCCCCGGAACGCGGGCACGTCACCTAGCTTCGATGCCAGGTAGTCGTTCGCGTCCTGCGTCGGCTTGCCGCTCTCGAAGTCCACGGCGCCGCTTACGCCGCCCTCGCGGGACTCCCCGCCGAACAGGCCCGGCTTGCTGATCGTTAGCTGGCCGTCGTAAACGATCCCTTCCCATGCCTTGCGCTTGTCCACGTCTATGCGCAGCAACTGATCGACCGGGCCGTGGCATAGGCCCATGTGCATGCCAAGGTAATACTTGTAGCCGACGACTACCTTTTTACTGCTGCCGCCCATCGGCCTCTTGCTCCGCTATCTCTGCTACCCGGATCGCCATGGCGTCGCCGGTCGCCGCCAGTTCGTCGGCGTCTATCCCTTCGCGCAGGAACTTCGGCCAGTCCAGGCCGTGCCGCTCGAAGAAATGCCGCGCGCCCCGGCTGCACATGAGCGCCCTGCGAATGTGCCGCATGTAAACCGTGGTCACTTCTTCCCGCCCTTTTTCTTGACGGCCACTACCCGCAAATCGCCGTACCAGACCACATTCGGGCCGGTTAATACCCGCGTACCAAACAGGACCGGAATCTCTTTCCCTTCCTCGGCGACCGGCACTTGGAAGTCCCCAAGGTTCGCCGCCACGGCGTCCTGCGTCTTCGGCTTTGGCGCCAACAGGTAGGAAATCGCGGTCGTGATGATCCATACGACAATTTGCGGCCAAACCATTTCCGCCCCCCCTATACGATGGAACTGCCGTCCATGGGGTTCCTTTGCGGAATCCATGGCCAGCCGCCGAAGTTGTCGAGGTTGTTAAAGCGGTCCTTGCAGGTCACGCGGTCGTGCGGGCAGCCGGGGTATAGCGTGATCGGGATGCCGCCCCAGAACTGACCCCAAAGCTTGCCCCAGCCTACTAGGCCGATGTCCGAGCCGATGCCGACCACTTCCCGCCATAGCGTTATCTGGTCGCCCTGGTGGCCTACGATGTAGCGCAGCACGCCGTCCTGGTCTTCGACCATGCCGCTGTGAAAGTACCCGTCCGGGTAGCTGTCGGTCGTTTCAACGGTTAGAACAAGGCCGTTGACCGCCTTTAGGATCGCCGGCACCGCGAAGTCCGCCTTGTCCAGGGTGCAACCGCGCCCGTAAAGAACGTGCCGGCATGTGGTCTGGTACCGCGCGCGCACGCCGGTTCGGCGCAGGCTGGTGAAAACGCTTTCGCATTCCAGCGTCACTTCGCTCTGGTCGGCGGTTGAACCTACTACGCGGCCTTTCCAGTGCACGGTAGTCGTAGCGCCTACCTGGCGGAAGATGGTCACGGTAGCCTGGTACTCGGGAACGCTGGTCAGGAAAATCTGCGCGAGTACGTTTGTCCGGGGAACGCGAATTTGCACGTTGGCGCGGTTGATTTCCTCGCCCTGCTCTAGCCCGCTGCGCCCTATCGGCTCCGGCGTGTAGGTTTCGCTGTTGTACGTTACCGCCACGCCGCCGCTGGTCCAGGTGTATACCGTCTGATCGAGGGCAATACGGTATAGCTCTACGGGGGCGGTCATGCGCGCACGCTCCGTAGCTGCAGGCTACTCTCGGCCACGCCGGCCGTTAGCCAGGCAATTTCTACGGCGTCGGCTTCAAGCCTGGAAAGCGTCAGCCAGCTTATCGGGTCTAGCTCGCCTGCTGCTGCAGCAACGCCTAGCGAGGAATCAATCGTGATTACCTCCTCCCCGGGGTCGCCTGCGGTAACGTCGGTAATGCGGCGCCGGTACCACGTCCCGGTTGGCTTGTGTCGCAATGCGATGTCCTGGCGGCCCTGCTCTAGCTGGTACCTGTTTTCCGCGTCCATGGCCTTGACGGCTAGCGTGGTGTCGCTCGAACCAATCGCCTGCGCCTGCACAATGTCCTGGGTCCAGGAATAGGCCCATAGCGGCGCGTACCGGCCTTGCCTGGCGTGTAGGAAGCCGCGCCAGTCGGCTATTTCGGTACGGTTGCGCAGCAGGGTCTGGTAGTTCCGGATCGTTGCGGGGATTCCGCCGTGATCGTCCACGGCAATATCGCCTAGTGCGTAATCAAGGCGCTGCGCTTTCCGTCGGTACTCCAGCGGCAGGAAACTCGCCCAATTCGGGCGGCGCTCGAATACATCGACGCCCTGGTACTGGTTCGCCGCTGCTGCCGCCGCGTAGGCGCTGGGCTCTACTTCAAAGCGAATCCCGGCGCGCAGGGTGCCGGCGGTCATGCGTTGGACCGATACCGTGTCCGCCGCCCTGGCAAGCCTGGCCGGGTAAAGCAGAGTGCCAGCGGGCCAATCGTTCGCAAGGCCCGCGGAAAGCGTCAAATCGGAAGCGCCTACGGTGTCGATCTGCACTACTTCGTGGCTGTCATCGCTGCCCCAAAGAACCGCCTGGCCGCCGTCTTCGAAGTCATAGCCCGCTGTCGTGGCTGGAATGGTCGTGGCTGCGCTGGATAGCGCGCCTACCCGCTGCGGGTCCGTCCAGATCGGCAAAATGAACTGCTCGGCCTGCCATCGCCATAGCAAGGCGTCTAGCCGTGCCGCGGCGTGGCCGGTAAGCAGAAATGAATACTCTAGGTAGCGCCGGGGAAGCGAACGCAGGGCTATGCGCTCCTCCGTCCAGTCGTGCGCCTCGATGACGTCCGTTAGCCATTCCAGGCGCTCCAATACCCGGCTTGCCCAATCCGGCCGGAACGGGAAAACCTCGCTCATCCCAGTACCTGCCGTAGCGTGCTAGCGTTCCGCCGGATGGTCTGGACGAGAACTTTCTCGCCTTCGGCGCTGCTCATGTAGTCGCCGATGTTGCCGCGGTCGTCTACCAGCACCACGCGGGTTCCGCCACCGCCCTCACCGCCGCTGCGCTCTGCTGCTGCCATGTTCTTCATCATCTGCCGGGAAAGCACGCCTTCCCCTTTTTGCAGGATTGTCGGAACTTCGTCCGGCCGGAGTCCTAGCGCGCCGCCACTGTGCAGGCGCGGTGCACCGAGGAAGGCCATGGCGGGAATGCTGCGGTTGCCCGGCACAGATCCAACCACGCCGCCGCTATGCATGGTCGGCGGGAGCGTGTTCGGGTTGAATCCGCCACCGAAGAAACTACCCAGCGCACCGATACCGGCCTTGATCAGCCCGCCATCACCGGTCCCTTCGTCGCCCATGAGTTTCTTGAAGATCTGCGCGGCCAGCGCCTCGCTCGCCATCTTGTGAATCGTCTGCACGAAGCTCCGCAGCATGCCATCCATGCCGTCCTGGAAAGGATCGAAAAGGAAATCGGCGAACGCGTCCTGCATGTTCTCTGCCGCGCGCTTGGCCATGGCTTCAATGTCGATTAGCGTGCCATCGGCCTCCTGCTTTGCCTTGTCTAGCGCTTCCTGCGCCTCCTGCTCTGCCGCGTCCGCTTCGTCTGCGTTTAGAAAACCGCCCTCCCGCAAATCGCGGATTTCCTGCAGCCTGTCTTTGAACTCGCTCAACGGGTCCAGCATGTCCCGGATGCGCTCGGCCGCCTCCTTCATGCGCTCGTTTCGCTCTTGCTGTTCTTCGGCGCTTTCTCCGGCCGCATCCGCAAGCTCTAGCGCGTGCGCCTGGCGCAGAATCGCGTCGGCTAGTGCCTGGCCCTCTGGCCCGGCTTGGCGCACTGCCTCGGCAAGATCGCCAACGGAAAGGCGGTATTTCAAAACCTGCGCTTCCGTGAAGCCGAAAGTTTCCGCCTGCTGGCGTAGTTTCTCCGACATGCCTGCCAGGGACTCGCGCGCTTCCTCTACTTTCTTGCGCGCTTCGTCCGCAGCCTTTATCTGGTCTTTGGTTATCGTCGCGCCGCCTTTCTTCCCGCCGCCGCTGGCTGGCGCATCTTCGCCCGGCTTGTTCTTCTCGCGCTCCTCGCGCTCCTTCCGAATCTGGTCTAGCCGGCCCTGGAAAAGCTTTGTGTTGAATGCTGCAAATTCATCTGCACGCTTCTTCTGGTCTTCAAAAAATGAATCCGCTATGTCGTCTATTCGGCCAAATTCGCCCTCAAATACCGCCCCCAGCGTCGCGGCCCCCGCGCCCAATGCCTCCCCTAGGCTGCCGAAACCCTGCTGTATCGTGAACGCTGAACTTCTGGCGGTGTCCGCCACCAAAGCGAATAGTGCTACGGCGTCGTCCGCCCAATTTTGGAGGCTGTCATCGCCCTCTAGGTTTTCGCTTTCCTTGCCAAGATCACGCAGCCCCATCGTAATTAGCTGCGTGCCCTCGGTGATCGACGGCAATATTGCCTCGCCGAAGCTGGCGTTTAGCTCCAGAAGCGCGTTATTGAAGCGGTTAAAACTGGCCTGCGCCCCATTCGCTGCGCTCTGCGCTGCCGGGCCGAAGGTGTTTTTAAGTTCGTTGGCAAGCTTCGGCAGCAAATCCTCCGCCGTTAGCTCGCCACGCTGGAGCATTTCGCCTAGCTCCTCGGTGGTGACGTTCATCGCCCGCGCCGCGGCCTGGAAGGCGCCCGGCAAGCGTTCGCCTAGCTGCCCACGCAGTTCCTCGGCGCTTACAGTCCCTTTGGAAATTATTTGTTGGATGGCGTTTAGCGAGCCGGCGGTTTCGTCGGCCGTTAATCCTAGTGCGGTGGAGGCTTCCGATACCGCTGTGAAAATATCCCGCGCGCCCTTGCCTTCTAGGGATGTTCCCTTGGCTGCCACGGCAAGCTTGGCGTATTCACTTGCGGCGTTGCTCAGGTTCAGGCCGAGTCGTTCGGCCTCCTCCCGGACAAAGGTGAATTCTTTACGGCTGCCGGCGGCGCTGCCGGTGGCTACTACTAGCGCGCGGTCTATTCGTTCAATTTTTAGCGCGGCGTCTACGCTTTCCCGAACTGCAAGCGCGGCGAATACGCCCGTTGCAACCGTCTTGAGCGTGCGAAAGGTGCCGCTTAGGTCTTTGGCGCCCTTGTCTACTTTTTTTAGGCCGCGCGCTCCCTTCGCGCCGGCGTCGTCTAGCGCTGCGGTGTCTTTTCGCAATTCACGCAGAATCGCCGCCGCCTGCTTGGCGTCGGCCCTGATTCGGATCGCTAGTTCCAGGTCGCCTGCCATGTTCCTACTCTCTGCTTGCCCGCGCGTGCTCGATGGCTGCGGCCGGGTCGCCTCTGGTGCCTATGGCTACCGACATAATTAAGCGCTCGGACTCCCGTTCCTGCCTGGCCTTTTCCTCCGCGTAGTAGGCCGCTATCTGGCGCCAGGTAAGACGCCTCGCTAGCTCTCCGGGCTCGCTTCCATAGGCGACGGCGAGGGTATGGAGGACGGCTGTGGCGCTTGCGGCTTCTCCTTCGCCATCGCTCCGGCGAGGAGTAGCCGCGTCATAAAAAAACCCCTGTTTACCGCCCAAAACTGCATGACCAGCCCCATGCCCTCTGCATCTGGAAGCGCGCGCACCCAATCGGCCGGCTTGCCGGTGGAAATGGCCACTAGCTCGGTCATTACTTCCGCGTGCGTGGCGATCAGGTCCAGAATCGCCTCGGGGGGACTTTCCGGATCGTCTTCGCCCTCGGATGCGCCCGCCGCAATGGCCCGCAGGTCGGCAATGAACGGCCGGGCTATTGGCGTGGCCTTTAGCCCTTCGGCAAAACGGAACGCGCGGACGGTTACTTCTTCCCCGCCCACGCGGACCGTTTCGTCCGGGTCCAGATACGGCGCCGGGTCGCTCATCGGTTACGCGGCCTTACCGTTGACATAAAGCGCTTCCCGGCCGTCTTCCGGCTTCAATACCGAAACCGTGAACGACATTTGCTGCACGGTGTCCCGGCTCTTGAGGGCAAATTCCCCGTTCGGCTTCATGATGACGCTGGTCATGAAAACGTCCCGGTTCGTGCCTTTGGTATTGCCCGCAATGAATCGGAGCGCGCCTTTCTTCGGCCCGGTGTCGTTACTCGATACTTCGTCCCAGGAAACGCTGCCTTCGTCGTAATCGACAGTCAGCACGGTGTCGTTGGCAATGCCGCCGCCGGGAACGATGTAAATCCGCCCGTTTTCCAGGTCTTCCACATAATCGTCGTCAACCGTGTACGCTGCCGGCACAAGGTCTTCAACGACGAGGCTCGCAATATCCCGAACGCCTGCCGGGCGGCTCGCGGTCACGCCCAACTGGTACCAGTGGCCCTGCTGAACACCAACGCCGCCGTTCACGCTCTGCGTGGTAACGCTGGCACCCGCGGTCGTTTGCGTGCCGACGTCGCCCATCAGAAACATGGCGAGGTTTTCCGCGCTGATGTCCTTAACGCCGACAGTCGCGTCACGTACTACGCTGATTACCGCGTCCATGTGCTTCTCCGCGGTCGGCCCATCGCTGCTGAAATCCTCCACGCTGTTGCTCTGCGCGGTGATCGAAAAGCCCGGGGTTTCTGCCACGTAGCGCTCGCCTTGCGGGTTTCCATCGGCGTCGAACTCATCGAAGTAAAGCCGACCGGAGCCCAATACAATGTTTTTCGTTGCTGGAAGCATGGTTGTGTTTCTCCCTGTTGCTTCGGTTTAGCCTTCCGGCTTTACTGGCTGGCTTTGGACGCCTTCTCACGTTCGCCGCGCCGCTTCTCCGCAGCCTTGATCTTCTCGGCGTCGCGAGCCGTGCACTGCACGGTTTCGCCGGCCTTGTACTGCTTGCCGGCCTGTTCGTGGTCGTACTTCAAAACGTGGTTTACGGTGTCCATGTCTGCTTTCTCCTATCCGCTAACTAGCGTGGTTTCGAAGGTCAAATAGAAATACCCATGCCCGCCTTTTGCATAGCGCGGCCGTGGCGCTGTTATCCGGTGGAACACGCTGAATCCGTCGCCCGGGCTCCAATCGGTGAGCGCCTCAAGCACTTCCGTGATGATCGTCCCGGCGTCCTTTCTCGCTTCGCCGCCGGTTACTTGGTCCCGCGGGTTGTGGACGTGCACACAAATCAGCCATTGCTGCCGCACTACCTGCCCGCCATCGGTGTCGTCGCGCGGGATCGTGTCTCCAGCCCAAACGACATAAACCGCCGCACCGCCCTGGCTCTGCTTCAGGATGGCCGCCTGGTCCATCGCGCCGAATACGCCGCGCAATCCGTCCACCTCGGCCTGCAAGCGCGCGATGATTGCTTCTTCTGCTGCGAGGTAGTTCATTCTTCGAACGCATCCCCCTCTCGCCGGTGCGGCCCCATCGAATATACGAGGCGCTCTATTCGCCCCAGCTTCTTAAAAATGCCCTCTAGCGTCCCGTTCAACTCCTGTCTAGGAACGTACTGGCCGGCAATCACCACATTCATGCTGCCGACGCTTTTGATTAGCTCTTTGTCTGCTGTCTGCAGGTCGCGAACCGCGTTCCAAAGCCGCGAAAGAATGAATCCGAACAGGAACGAGGCGAAGGAAATGACGCCGGAAAAAATCAGCGAGGCTTCGTCGGTCACAACGCGCCTGCCAGGTCTGCGGAAATCGTTTCTAGAATATCGTCGGCCCAATCCTCCGGCAGCCCTTCTGTCGGCAGGAACGGGCGCGCGGGCACGTCGCCCCATGGAATCGGGGCTCCGCGGCTGTTGCGCCCGAACTCGCCTTGCTCTGCGCCGTACTGGTGGGGTGGTGCGTACTCAACATTGGTGCCGAACGCGATGAAATCGGCGCCGACATCTTTGTCGATGCTATTCATCAGCACGTCGGTATCGCGTAGCGGCTGCCCTTCTCGGAATAGCGGGTTTAGCGGTGCCCACGGCACGCCGTAGGGGTCTTCGCTGTCGTTGAACGTCTGGCGCACGTTCTCGACCAGCGCATTGGCTATCGCGTCTAGCGTGTCGCTGGGGTCATCCAGGCGCTGCAGCAATCCGGACAGCGCCTTGTCCACGCCGAAGTCGAAAACTTGCACCACTCCGGTCATGGCATCTTCCCTAGCGTGGCGTCGCTGAAAACTACGGAAGGCGCGCAAACGGCTACGTGCCCGGCGTCTGCGGTTCCGCCTGGCAGGTCAAGCTGGTTGATGCCGCTGGCGTAGTCCCGAAGCTCCCGAAGCGCCGCGTTGTAGCGCTCTTTCACAATGTCCGGGGCGTTGTCGTCGTAGAGGTAATAGCGCGCAAGATCGCACGCTATCGGCACTAGCTCCGCCGGCGGGGGCGTAATGGGAACGGAATAGCGGCCGCGCAGTTTCCGATCAATCTGCGCGTCCGCGTCCGCTATGGCTTGGTTTAGACGGTCTTCGTCTACCGAACCGGCGCCGGCCAGGTCCGTGAGTTGGATGACCTCTTGCGTGCCGAAACGGTGTTCAAGATCGCTTTGCGTGCAGTAGGCCATTACTTTGGCGGCCGGCTTGCGCCGGGCCGCCTCCTCTCATGCTTACGCCACCGTGTGGCGGACGATGCTGTCCGGGCGCTTCACAACCGGCAGCGGGTTCGTTTCCACGCGGACGTAATCGGCCGGCGGGTCGCGGTCTTCCCAGGTGTCTACGAACCAGCTTTGAATGCGCAGGCCGCCCGGCGCTTCGCAGGGGCCGTAAACAATCTCGCCGCCCATCTGGTCGCTGGCGATAAGGATTTCGTTCGCCGCCAGGAACGGCTGGTCGTTCCCGTCGTCATCGGCGTAGACCGCTGCAAGCCGGCGAGTGGTCACGCCGCCTACGCGCCGCACTTCGCCGTTTTCCAGAAGCTGCGGGCCTTGCGGGCCGGTCAGCAGGGCTTGCACGGTGGCCTCGTTGCGAAGCTTCTTGTAGGCGTCGGTGCCGCAGTAGGCAATCAGGTTCCCGGCTTCCTGGCCAAGCGCGCGGGAAATAGTGACCGCCGCGTCATCGAAAACATCAATGGGGCTGTCCGCGCTGCCGTCTGCCTGAAAATCCACTTCGCTGGACGCCGGCACCGCGTAGGTGGCGATGACGTTGCCGCCGCCGTCTACTACCTGCCCCTGCATGGCCTTGATGCACATGTACTCCAGGGTGCGGTCAAAGCGTGCGCGGATCGTGTCGGTCTTTTGCAGGACACGGCGCTGCAGGGCCTCGCTGGCCGTCTGCTGGCCCGGGGCGCGCAGGCCGATCAGGTCGCTGGCCTTCACAATGTCGTGCTCGGAAAAGCGCGGAATCGTGATGGTCTTCGTTTCCCAGCCGTCCTTCGGCGCGCGCTTGGATTTCACGCCGTGGCTGATCGCCGTGGCCAGTCCTTCCGGGCTGGTGAGAATATCAAGCTGGATATGCGGCGTGCCGTAGTTCTGGCCGGGGCCGCCGAAATGCGCGTTGCGGATCGGCGTGGCGACCGGACGGCGCTTGTCTACGACCGCGCTCAATACGTGGGAAGTGAATGGAAGCATAGTCTTCTCTCTCCGTGCTGCCTGTTATGGGCCGCCCTGTTCCTCTTATTCGAGGATCAGGCCGCCGCCGATGATGTTGCCTGCGTAGTCTTCGCCCGCCGGGATGCCGGTAAGCTCGGAACGCTTGACGCCGCCGGTCTGCACTAGCGGCATGGTCGGGGTTTCGCCTACGCCGGTCGTTACGGCTTCCAACAGGACGCCGGCCACCTTGCCGCGCGTGCGGGTGTAGGTGACGACGATGTTGTCCGAAGCGCTCGAAGGCGCAGCGCCGAAAATGATCTGGTCCACTCCGCCGGTGCCGGTGCCCTGGCTGATCGTGAAATCGTGCACGTCTGCGCCATCTACCAGAACCTTCACGCTGGCCGGGTCTACGTCGGAATGCCCCAGGTCGAAGTCGGTTTCTGCACCGTCGCCGCTGGCCGTGGTGGTCTGCAGTGCGCCGGAAAGCGAGTATGCCTCGCCGGTGGCGCTGTCGATGCCCATTACCTGGCCGGCTACCAGTGTTTGGCTGGCCGCGATTACCCGGTCGGCGATGTAGTGGTTGTCACCGACCAGAATGTCGGACTTGTAGCCCGGGTGGGCCGTGTTCGCGCTGTTGTCAAACTCTGGCATTTCGGCGTTCTCCGCTTAGCTTTGTCTTTGGTTCGGCTTCGCTCTTAGAGCGCGGCCATGCTTTTGATAAGGGCTCCGTCTCCGTCCGGCGCCTGGCCGTTATCGGCCTGCGCGCTGAACAGGTGACCGTTTTCTGCGGCCTTCGCCTTCGCGCTGGATTCCAGGTCCGCGCGTACTGCGCTGAACGTGGCGTCATCCATGCCAAGGTACGGCTTGGCGGCTTCTTCGGTGAACTCGCGGCCGGTAGCGGAAAACATTTCCTTTACCTGCGAAAGGCGTACTTCGGAATTGCGGGCTTGCAGGGCGGCTTCTGCGTCCTGCGCGCGCTTGTCGCTTTCCTCGGCGCGCTTCTCAAGCGCTTCCACGCTGGCCTTGAGGTCTTTGATTTCCTGCTGGGCCTGTTCCAAATCGTTCATGCGTTGCTCCTCGCTGCTCTCGTCGTCGGCGCGTTGCTTGGCGCCTAAGCTCATGGCGGCCGCACTCGTCTGGTCGTCCACGCCGGTCGGCGTGAAACTCACTTCGCGGATGCGGTTGTTTCTGAAAATGGAAGCCGGGCCGGAAATCTCGCGCCCGTTTACCGTGGCTTTCGCGCCGGCCTTTAGCTCCTCTACGGAGCCGGGCTCTACGTGGACGCTCATTTCCCATGGGAAACCGTCGTCACTGTCGGCCGCTACTGCCTGGCCGTGCGCGTTGCTTAAAAGCGTGCCCTCGGCCACTTCGATGCCTCCCTCGCTGATTTCCAACTTGGCGAAGCCGGCGCGCTGCGCGCGGTCGTGGTCAATCAGTGCGGGGGTTTGTTCTTTGGCCGCGGTGCTGGAGAGGTCGATTACGACCACGCCCCACCAAGGGTGGGACATTGGCAGGCCGCTGTAAGCTATGCCGCGAAAGCGCCGGGGGCCGCTGCTACCCTCTGCGCTCTCGATCTTGGCTGGCTTGGCGCGAAACTGGTACGCGCTTGCGGGAATTTCCGTTTTCTTCATTCCGCCATCGGTCCACACCGCGTTGGTGGTCGTGGTGGCCCCGAAAGGGCCTTGCGGAATTAAGCGTTACACGGTTATTTTTTTGGCGGGTAGGAATACTGACAATACTGAAACAGAAAAATTACCTAGGCGGCATTTTCGTCTGCTATCGCGTCTTCAAGGTAGCGCTTGGCGGCTGCAATGTCTTCTAGCAGCGTGTCATGCTCGAACGTGCCGGGCTCCTCGGCTTCCAGCCAATCTTCCATGCGACGGATGGCGTCCCGTAACTGGTCCGGGGTGTCCGCTGCAGTGTAAATGGCGTCCATCATTTCAATTTCTCCGCCGCCGAACGACTCGCCGCTTCCACGGCTTCTTCAAATATTTCCCGGTGTTCGTCCAGGGTTGCCTTGTGCGAATTGCTCAATAATTGAGCATGCAATATGGCCCCCGCTGAGGCCAGCGCGGTATTTGCCGTGTGCTGTAGTAAGTCTGCCGCCGCTTCCCGCGTGATTGCTCCCGCGCGCACGTAACGCTGGTAAACCTTCCAAGCCTGCCGCTGCGCGTCGTCGTGCAGGCGGAACATGGCCGCCGGGTCGTCTAGCAATGAAATGGCCGAGAACCTGGAATTTTCCGGCCCTAAAATGTGCACAGAAAATGTCCCGGGGCGCGCTGCGTTGCGAAGGTCCGCCGCCGTGAAACTTCGCCCGGTGCTATGGCTGTGCGTTAGAAGTATTGACCGCAGCGGGTCGTCCAATTCGGCCCGAACCGCCTGCGTACTTACCCGGCCAGGGTCGCCCGCCTTCCGGGTCAACTCCTCCATGCTATCCAGATCGATTGCTACGAGGCGTTCTAAATTGTCGGCCTCCATCCCGTTCTTTACGTAGCGCTCTGCCTCTGCGATCCGCGTGCCCAGGGCCTCCCCGGTGCGGTTGACCCTTTCCAATTCCTTTTGTGCCTTGTCCCTTAGCTCCGGGGAATATTTCGGACTGGTCGCACGGTGGTCTAGCGCCCTGCGTAGCCCTTCAAATTGAGCGTGTCCCGGGTGGTAGTTCCAGCCTGCGTCTGGCCCTCCGCTTAAAGCGTTGATGCGCGCCTCCTGCGCCTCCTGGCTGGCCGCCTGCCGGTCCCGGTCCTGTTCCTGTCGCCGGCGGGCCTGAGTTTCCGAAAGGCTAATAACCGTGCACCGGCATCGGTAGCCGCAGGGCGGGGTCCATTCGTCCCATACCGGGTCATCTACGGGCGCCACAAAGCCGTGCATTGCGGCGTGCCTGGGCCGGGTCCGGCTGTCGTTAATCGCCGAATACATCAAATAGGGCCGGCGCTCTTTGTGGCGCTGGTGGTGTTCCGCCCGCCCGCGCGCATAGGCCCCCTGTATATTCGTCCTGAAAATGTTGTCTAGCCGGTGATTGGTTAGCGCCAGAACGTCCGGCGCCTTGAGCAGTTCCTCTTTCCACTTTTTGAAGCTCGCGCCCTGCTCTTGGGCCTCGCGCAAGCTGTCCAGCGTTTGCTGTAGCTGATCCATGCTCGCTATGCCGGCAATGCTGAACGCCTCGGCCCTGGCCGCGCCCACGCGCTGGTTATAGTAGACGTCCGGTGGCTCTACCTTCCGGCCTTTGGTGGCCTTGATCGCCTCCTCGAACTTCGGTGGCTTCGGCACGCTATGCCTCCGTTTCCGCGTCTGCGTAGCCCATCAAATCCGCGGCGAACAGTGCACGCTCCAACACTTCGCGGAATTCGGCCGGGTCGGCGTCGTCGTACAACTTCGCCAGCCTTTCCTCCAAATCCTCCGGGCCGGTCGCGGCCAGGACTGCCGCCTGAATATCCTTAACCGGGATCGGGCTGCCGGCGCTTTCCAGCGTATCGTCCGCCAAATCCTCCAGCGCCTGCTGGGCCTTGGTGAATCTTGCCGGCCGGGACGCGAATTGCGCGCTTGCCTTCGCTGCCGGCCTTACTGCGGGGGCCTCGGAGGGGATCGTAAAATCGCCATCCTCGAAATCGTAGGCGCGCAGCAGGTAGTCCGGCGTGAACTTCACAATGCCGGCCGTGGCCAGGCTCGCATCCCGGCTGGCCCTTTCCGCCTGGATGCCGATTTCCTCCTCCATGGTGAACATCGGCGCCTCGGCGTTCGGGAAGTTCAACGCCGTTAGCGCGTCGATCTGCCGCTGAATGGTCCGCGTGATCATGCGCAGGTCGGCCTGTTTGCGGTCTTCGCGCACGTCGTTATGAACTTTGGCCGCCGCGTAGCTCCCTTTTCCGTCGGTGTCGGTTGTTAGGGTCTGGCCCAAAACCACCTTCTGAATCCGGCGGTCTACCGCGCTGCTGAACCGCTGGAAGCTGTCGCCGGCGTTGCCCGGGCTAATGGCTTCTAGTTCGTCGTCCTTCCCTATCGCCGTCGCAGCGCTCTGCACGGCGCTGGCTAATGCCGTGGCCATGTCCTGCGTGCTGCCCTCTGTTTTCCCCACCAGAAGCGGGGCGCCGAATCGCTCCAGGAACCGTGCCCAAAACTTCCAGCCGTTCGTGCGGAAGAACCACGGCCAGTAAAGCCGGGAAAGCAGAGCCTCGCCTAGCGGGTTCCTGTACTTCGGCCGGCGCCGGGTGAGGAAAAACTTGTACACGGTATCGACGATCACTCCGTCTACTCCGCCCGCCCCGGTGCTGGGGAAGTATCGAAGCTCGCCGTTCGTCAGGGGCCGGAACCACTCTATAGGCCGCTCCTCGATGCGGTCCCAGCAAATCCTGGCGCCGTCGCGCGCGTAAATAATCTCTTGCACGCTGTAGCCATATGGGGTCGCCCCCCATGCTGCGTTCACCAGCGTTTCCATGTGCGCTTCCAACTGCTTATGGATGAACTCGGTTACGGCGCCCTCTCCCGGCGACAATCGCCACGGCGTTGTATGGCATGCAGATAACCGGGTTTCCAGCGCTCCGCTGATTTCGTCGTCGCTCTCCAGCCTGCGCAAATCTTTACGGGTTAGCCCGGCCTCCTGCAGAACCGTGTCCGGGTCCTGGAATTGCGTTAGCAGGCCGACCAGTTGGTCGATGGCGATGTCGCTCTGTAGCGCCCGCGTTGCCGGCTTGCCCTTGTTCGGGTCTGCGGCAAGCTGGGCCGCTGCGGGCTTCTTGCCCATCGTGGCTCTCCTGCTCACGCTCTTTCCCCCTCCACAATGCGTTTTGCTTCGTCGCGTGAAATCATCAGCGTGCCCAGGTACCGGGTTGCGCGCACGCTGCCGCGCTCAATCCGGCGGTAAAGCCTGCTCCGCGCTGCGGCCGGCGTGGCTTTGATGATGGGCGCTACCAATTCGGCCACTTCGTGCACGTAGAATCGCGGCTTGTCCGGTACCGACTGGGGCGCTTTCACCTCTGCCGGCGGCTCGGGCGGATTCGCCGGGGGGCTGTCTGCTGGCGGCTGCGGGCCTTTCGCTTCCGTCTTCGGCGCCTCATCCGGACTTACCTTGCGCGGCCGTCCCGGGCCTCTCTTGGCCTTGCCTTGTGCCGGGATGCTTGCGGGTGCGTTCATGGCTTTCTCCTCTCTTTAGAACGTGCGGCTGCCGGCGCTCGCCACGCTGTTGCGCTGCGGTCCGGGGTGGAAGGTGACTAGCAGGCTTTCTGCTAGGTCGGGGCTCAAACCTAAGCGGTTCGGCTTTTTCATTTCGTCTTTGCTTTCGATGAGGCATTCGCCGGCGCTGTTCGTGGTGAATCGAACGCTGCAAACTTCGGCAGCGAGGTCGTCTGCCTGTTCTCGCTCTAGGCCGCAAAAACTCGGCTCCTCCTCGCGGAACCAGTCGGCCATTTCCACCCATAACCAATCGCGGAGGCTTTTTGCTTCCATGTCGTGCCGGCCGCGCGCTGGGGCGGTTCTGGAAACGATCACCTTGACTACGGGCTCGTTCAACTCGGCAAGGCGCGAACAAATGCCGGCGCCTATGCCGATGGCGTCCACATAAATCCCAGCCGCTTTAAACTTTTTGCGAAGCTGTACGGAGCGCCCGACCAGCCACATGGTTTCTTTCTTGGCGTGCACTTCCTGGTGCAGTACGTTCCTACCCCGGCGAACCGTGAACACAGCCCGGTCGCCGCCCTGGTCGGCAGGGTCTAGCCCTATACGTATGTCGCTGTTAGTCCGGTGCGCGGGTCTTTCGATGGCCGCCTCGACCAGTTCTATGGGGATCAGGACGTCGTCGTCCTGCTTGGGGAATTCCCCATCGGCCCGGACGCGCACGATGTTGCTGTCTTCGCCGTACTTGCGGACCAGCTTCTGCCTGTAGCCCGGGTCCGCTAGCGGGCTTTCGTCGGTGCGCAGGTGCAAGGTGGTGAATTCGCCCCGGTGGCGCTTGTGGCTGTCGGCAAAGTAGCCCGTATTCCGGGTAGGGTTGCCAAGCAAAAGCAGCCGGCTGCCGGGGCTGCTTAGTGCGCCCTCTGCCACTTCAAATACGCCATCAAATACGCCGCTGGCTTCGTCTACCAGAAATAGAATATTCCCCGCGTGGTCTTCGCCTACGAGGCTTAAACCATCCTCGCTTACTTCGACGTCGGTGGCGTGGAACCCCTGCAGGGCGTCCGGGTTGTCCTTCCCGCTGGTGCGGGCTACCGCGTACCAGTCGCGCGCAAATCGAACTTGGGTGAGCCGTTCGTTGGTAAGTCGGAAGTTCCGCCCTAACCAGAAGGCCGGGTTTATGTTGGCCCTGGCGGCCCGGCCGTCTGCGGCGCGCATCCACTTGGCCAATTCTGCCCACAATACGTCGCGCAACTGGTGGCTGGTCGGGGCCGTGCAAGGAATCCGCGGAAAGTCGCGGGTTTCAAGGAACCAGAATATTGCCGCTGCTGATGCGCTGCTCTTGCCGGTGCCGTGGCCGCTGCGAACGGAAACCTTCGCGCCCTCTGGCTGTATTGCCTCGAATATGCGCCGCTGCTGATGCGTGGCCCTCAAGCCCAGGCGCTCGAAGGCGTAGCGCTCCGGATCGTCGTGCCAACGCGCCCGCGCCGCCTGGTACTCTGCCAGGGCATCTTCTAGGGCGTGCATATCGACCGCTGCACTCATGCCGCCCCCTGGCTGAACAAGGCGCCCAAAGCCCCGAACTCGGTTATTGCGTTGCCGTCTGCATCGGTAAGGGCGCGCTTGGTCGGCGCGTCCAATCCTAGAAGCTTCGCGCGGCGGTCACTGATTTTTAGAAATCGGTCTATCGCCTTCAGGTTCCCGCTTGCTACCTGTGGCCAAATGCTTCGCAGGGCCGCGTCAAGTCGCGCGTTTTCAATCTCGACTAGCTCCTGGGTGCTTTCCTTGTTCTCCTCGCGGTACTGGTCCAACGAGTCGGAGACGTAGTGTTGCGCGCGGCTTTTGCTGACGCCGCTTTGCTCCTGAATTTCCCGGTAGCTATAGCCGGCCTTACGAAGCGTGAGGACGGTTTTCCGCTTCTCCTGCTCGATGAGTTTTTCTGCTGCGGTTTTACTCTTGCGCGGCATTGGCTACTTCCTCCGTCCATTCCGGGTCTGCGGTCAATACGTCGCCTAGCTCCTCTGGCGCGCTGTCCGGGTCGCCTTTGGCAAAAACCAGCACCTTTTCGTGCGCCTCCAAAAGCTGCCGGTCTTCCGCGAGCTTATCCGCTAGGAATCCGCCCAATTCCTTGAATGGCTGCTTTATTTGGCTGCCCTTTGTGAAAACCAATAGGTTTTGATGGGTTTTGCAAAGCTTCCGGGCGCTGCGGAACATGCGCGCCGCCCGAATGGAACTACTGCCTACGGGCGTTACTAGAATGGCCTCGTTGTAGTATTTAAGGCCGGCCGCCTCGAACGCTTGAACGGTGTCGTTTACAAAGTTCCGGTAAACGCCTTTCTTGTCCCGGACTTCTCCTACAACGAACACGGCAAAGCGGTTTTCTTTCAAGCGCTCCACCGCCTGCGCTATAGCCGCTTGGTAGCCCTTGCGGAATTGCGAGTAGGGCATATTGCTTAGGTCGCGCGGGTCGTCGCTGTACTTCTCTAGGTCGGCGTATGGTGGGCAACTAAAAATTAGGTCGAACTGCTCGCCCTTGCGCAGGTGCCTCGCTAGTTCCGTGCTGTCGCCCTCTAGCCACTCCGGCTGGCCGTCTGCCTGTATTGCCTCGCCTATTGGAAGGTCGGCCGCTACGTTCCAGAACACCGCGCCCTTGCTGGCGTGCTTCTGAATGAATCGCCAGGCCTTCGCGTCGTACTCCGGGCAACTCGGGAACGGGGGCGGCTGCTTGGCCGGCCCCTCGAACTTCTCCGGCGCCTTGTATAGCTTGGCCCCGCCAATTTCCGGCTCCGCGCCTATCTGTACCGCGTGAAACTCTGCTTTTGGCCAGGCTTTTTGCAGCGCGCGGGTTAATACGCCGCTGCCGGCTACGGTCCAGACTTCCTTGGGCGCGCGTTTGAAGGCGCCCGTTACGGCTTCCTTTGCTATCTCGGCGAGCCCGTCTATGAACTCGGGCGAATCAATCCCGAACGGTACTAGGTGCGCGCCGCTTCGCTCGCAATACTCGCGCGCCTTCGCCTGTACGTTGCTTAGGTAGCCTGGCTTTACGAACTCAATAATTGCGCCGGCCGCCTGCGCCGCCTTCGTGCGCTTGTGCGGCGTCTTTCGGCTGGCCGTGAATATGGTTACGCGCTTCCCGGCCTGCGCGCCCGCAATGGCTAGGGCTATCTGCGCGAATCCGAAAGCCGGGGAGGCGTATACGTATTCTTCGGCCTCGTTGGCCGCTATGTACCGCTCTAAAACGCGCCGCTTTGTGCCGCCTGGGCAAAGATCGTCGCGCACCACCTTAATGCCGTCTACTTCCTCTACAACAATTTCCGGCGCGTGGTCTGTCCTGGTCGCCGCCGCCGGCTGCGCGGTTATCTCGGTCCAATTCTGCCGGTTGGCCTTTACCTGCTCGGGGCGTAGCTCTATGCCGGTGTAGGTATACCCAAGCATCCCCGCTACTACGCCGCGAACGCTCCCGCCTGCGAACGGGTCCAGAATCCTGCCGCCCTGCGGGGCGAACCAACGGTAGGCTATCTCGGTCAGTACCGGGTCGAAAATCGAATCCCCGGCTAGCGCTATCTCCTCCGGGTACTTCTCGGCGAACTCAAGCCAGGAATACACCTGCCCGTCCCTTACCTCTAGCTCTGCCTTGCGGTCGTAAACCCTCGGCGGCTGGCTGCTTAGGGCGAACGTCAAGCCGTTGTCTTTCTGCTTGTCGCCGCTCTGCCCTCGGCCTAGTTCGCTGCGTATGCCAAGCGCGAGCCATAGCCGCTTGCGGTCCTGCCAATACCCTTGGCGCGCGTCCAATACGGAAAACGGCGGAATTAGAAATTGCTCTGCCAGGCTTGTCCTTACCTGTAGCGCGTCTAGTTCGTCGCCTTCGCCTTTCTTGCCCTTGCCTAAGCTGTCCAGGAACGCGGCTAGTTCGTCGTTATCCGTGGTTATCGCCGCCAGCAACTCCTCTAGCTGCTGTTCGTCGTGGTAGGCGAGGCCGGAGATCGGGTCTAGCGTGGCTAGCGCTATGCGCTCCTCGTTTTCGGTTAGGTCCACATACAAAACCGGCACTTCCGGTTCGTCGCGCCTTAGCGCCAACTCGACCCGTAGGTGTCCGTCGATAATGTGGCCGGTTCTTTCGTTGACTATTACCCGCTGAATCCAGCCTAGCTCGGAAAGCGCGGCCTCTAGCGCCTCCTGCTGCGGCTTCGGGTGCCGGCGGAAGTTTTCCGGGTTGGCTAGAAGCTGGTCCGGCGCCTCTGTGCCCTCGCCTACAATGCGGCTTTTTAGCGCCATGGTTTAGCTGTCCACCACGTACTTGCGGTAGGAACTGGAGAACTGCTCCGGCGTGCCGGCCCCTAGCGGCGTGTTGTAGTGCTGTTTCCAATAGCGCGCCATCGCGTCTACGTCCTGCGCGCTGGGCAATGGCTCCGTTACTCGAAGGTAAACAATTCTGGCAATGGCCGCCGAGTAAAGCAGGTTCGCCGCTAGCTGTTCGTCGTTCGGGGTGCCGTCGGTAAAGCGAAGGCCCTTTGATGCAAGCGCGTCTATGCGGGTCGCAAGCGTATGTCGGTACCGTAGGTAGTTCCGCCAAATATCCATATGCGTGGCCGGCTCTACCTGGAATATCCCCAAAGCTGGCCCGCCCAACTGGTGCAGGTACTTCCCGCAGGCGCTTTCGTGGATCGCCGTGCCCAATAGAAGCTCCTGCGCGTCCTGGCTGTATAGGTTCAGGGTGCGCAGCGCCGGCTGAATTACGTGCGCGCGCAAATGCTCTACGTAGATGCCGGTCATGCTTGTTCTTCCTGGCGGGGTTGTAGTGTGGCAAGAAAGCCGGCTATCGCGGCGTGCATGCTGATCTTCGGGGCTACGAATTGCGTAACCTCCCGCATGGCCTCCATGGCGTCGGGCATGCTTACGTCGGTTAGGAAAAGAATCGGCCCGGCAAAGTCCGCATACCGCATGTCTCGGGCGAACTCTAGGCCGCGTTCCGGCTGGATGTAGTAATCGAGGATGCAGGCGTCTGGCCGGTCGTGCACGAACTCGGCGCGCGCCTCCTCTAGCGTGGCGGCCGGTAGAGGGTTATGCCCGCAAGCTATAACAATTTCCGCGACGGCTTCGAGGTCGTCGGTGTCGTCGTCTAATACCAATATGCGCGCCATGCTCCGTAGCCCTCTGCGTCTTCCCTGGCAACCGCGCTGCAAATGGCGCGAATCCTGGGAATAATGGGACTACGGTTTTCGGGGCTACTCAAAGAAATGGCGTTTCCGTCACTGGCTATAACGTGGCGTCACGCTTTCATCTCTATGCAATGCGGCTCTATGGCCTCTACGAATGGAACGCCCCAAAGCTCTTGATTATGGCCGTCCTGCTCTAGGGGTAGGGTGCATTCTTCCGCCAACGCCTTTAGTGCGCGCACTTCCTCGCGGCCTAGGCGCATGTAATCCGGGTTTTCGCCGCCATTCCTATTCCTGAACTCGGCTAGCCGTTCGTAAATCCTGTCCATGATGTTGGGGTTGCTCATGGGGGCCGCCTGGTTCGACGGTATCGGCTGGCAACATTGCTACTACGCCGTCGTTCTCCAAAAAATAATAGCGCTCGCCCCGCAAATTGGCTATTGCTTGTACTACGCCCTCCGGCGTCTTCGTGCCTAGCGGTAGCGGCGGGCGGCGCTCTGCGGCTGTCATTCGGGCTCCCCGCACCGCTCGGCTATCCAGTGGCGCATTCTCGCGGCATGTCGATCCCATTCAAAGTCGCTGCAATTCGCAGACCGCTTTTCTTCAAATAATCTGACCAATTCTTGCCCCTCCGTCTTCGCCTCTGGCGTAAGCCATGACGGCCGCTGCGCCGCCTCGTAGATGCCGGCAAGAACGCCATGCCTCGGCCGGAATTACGCGTTCGCTTTCGCCCGTAAAACCAACGCTTTCTAGGGTCGAATATTTTAAGCCGCCGCCACTTGAATGCGTCGTATCTAGCCATCGCCCCTCACCCCTCACCCCCGCCCGTAGGCTGTTGGTCACTCATTCACTCGCTCTCCTGTTCTGGTGGTTCACGTTGACTCCCCTGTATATTCGCTGATCTGTAAGTCGCTCATCTGCGGGTTCTTTATTCCCGACGATTCTGCCCAGTTTAATAGGTCTTTAATTGTCCTATGAGTAGAGAACACCCGCGACTCTCGGTGCTGCTTGAAATCGTTTTCTCCGATCTGTATGCAGATCTGAATCGTTGCGACTATATTTCTGTCGTTCATCACTCGCTCTCCTGTTCACGCTACAAACTCCCCCGCAGGGCACTGACACACCCCGCACCTCCGCAGGCGAAGCTACGCGCTATGTTGTTGAGTGGGGTCATGCTGACTCTTCCTCGGATTCCTGCTCCTCTTCAGCAGGCTCCACGTAGCCGGTCGGCTCTGCCGGACTCATCTCAATGATCTGCCGTAGGACGGGCTTCCACTTGGTCCACCAGTCCAGTGCATCGCAGGCCATCGCCGCGATGGTGTCGTCATCGAACTCCCACCATTCCGTGATTTCATGCTTCTGGCAGCCGATCTGCATGTGCGTCGCCGTATAGGCAACCGGCCATGTGTCAATGAACAAGGATTTGATCTGGTCGCCGTTGCCGGGGGCGCAGAGGATGTCGCCGGCACCGCGCAGGTTGGCACCGCCCAGGTTGGCACCGCCCAGGTTGGCACCGCGCAGGTAGGCTCCGCCCAGGTTGGCATCGCGCAGGTAGGCACCGCCCAGGTTGGCAACGCCCAGGTAGGCACCGCGCAGGTAGGCACCGACCAGGTTGGCATCGCCCAGGTAGGCACCGCCCAGGTTGGCATCGCCCAGGTAGGCACCGCGCAGGTAGGCACCGCGCAGGTAGGCACCGCCCAGGTAGGCGCCGCCCAGGTTGGCATCGCGCAGG